GCCCGCATGTACGGCGCGAGGACGTTGTTGACGCGGTCAATGCGCCGGTCCACCGCGTTCGCGTAGGTGCGCGAGGTGGTGGAGATGCCGAGGTCTTCCGGGTCCACGCCGAGAGCGTTGGCAAGGTCGAGCGTGACCTGCTTCTGAAGCTCCGCCAGCTGGAGATCGTGCGGGCTCGGGGAGTCGACCGCGTTGTACTGCAAAGCCTTCGGAACCCAAGCCGTGGAGCGCTTCCGGCGCGCATCCCGCCACTGGTCCAAGATGGCCTGGGCCTCGCCGTCGTCGATCTCGTCCGCGTCGGGCGACGGGGTGAAGTAGTCGAGCGGTCGCGGGTCCTCCGCGTACATGCGAGCCGTCTGGTCGAACAGGACCGCGCGCTTGATGGACCGCCCGCACACCTGGAGCACCGCCGGGTTCGGCGAGTCGAACCGGATCATCTCGGCGGCGGAGACTTCCTTGCCGTCCACCCACACCACGGCGCCGCGAGGGTCCTCACCGGACGGCAGCGGAGCCGGGCTCCGGCCGGGCGGCGGGTTCAGTGACACGGTGTTCGGGTCGAGTCGGCGGGCGGTCATCGGGTAGCCGTCGAACCCGAAGCCGGTGATGCGCCACCACGCGATGGCGTCGAACACGAGGTCTTCGATGGTCTGCGCCAGCGTGACGACGTTGGGCACGTCGGGGTCGATCTGCGCGAGCAGCGGGTTGGGACGCGGCGCGTTGTCGGGCCCGTGCTGCACGAGCGGTAGCGTGGAGATGGCGCACAGCATGTTGCGCGCCTTCTGCACGGCGGGCACGGAGAGCGCTTCGCGGCGGCTGGCCGATGGGTAGGCCCCGCTGCCGAACAGCGAAGCCACCATCGCGCGGTCGATCGGCCGGTTGGAGAACACGGCGGAGGGATGCTGCGGCGCGTACGCGGCAGTCTTCCGGCTCAGCCAGTTCAGGAGGCCCACGAGCGTGATCGTACATCAAAACCCTTACCCGGTAGGGGTACCCACTAGCGACGGGGGTACAGAGTGGACAGTCAATGTCCCTTGCTACCAGCCACAATAAGGCGAGGCTTCCCCACCGAGGGGGGTAGAGTCCGTGTCAGATGGACGGCCCCGGCGGCAGCGTACGCGGCATCCACGTGACCCTGCCCCTTGCGCGTGAACACCCAGGCGTCGCCGCGCGGCAGCTTCTCGGCACCCAGCACGTGCGCGTCCAGCAACTCGTCCTCGTCGCGCGCGATCTGCCCGGAGGTGATCTGCTCGGCGAACCCCATCGTGACCGCCGCCAGGTCGGCGCGGATCTCCTCCACCGTCACGCTGGCGGGCCACGGCGACCGCGCGCCCTTCTTCGGCGCGGCCAGCGCGGCGGCCACGGCGGCAGCCGGACCCGCAGGGAACCAGCCGAGAGCGCGCGGCTTCACCTTCCGCACCAGGCCCGGCAGGTCACGCCGAAGCGCCCGCGTGCACTGTGGACCGTCCCACGCCTTCACGACCTCGATGCGCACCCGGTCGTCCGGGAGCACGGCGGCAGCCACCAGCGTGGCGTGCTGCTGGTCCATGGACACGTCCACGCACAGCGCCACCCGACCGCGCAGCGCGTCGAGCGTGCCCGGCAGCAGACAGGCGTCCCAGCTCACCGGGTTGATAGCCGGGTGCTTCTTCCGTACTCGGACACACATCACCTCGGTAAGAAAGCCGGTCAGCTCCTCGCCGCCGTTCCGCTTCGCCCGGCGGGCATCGGCCAGCAGGTCGTCGAGCCGGTTCCGGCCGGACGGGTGGTTCAGATTGGGGTTGGCCATCGCGAGCGCCACGGGGTCCTCGGGGTCCGAGCCCTCCGGCGCGGAGTACTCGAACAGGCCCAGACGCTCGTCACCCTCGCCGTTCTCGATGAAGGTCAGCGCCTCGCCGCGCAGCGAGTCGAGCACAACCGAGGTGTCGTCGCCCATGTTCGTGATCGCCACCACCTGGGCGTCCCACACTGCGTTCATGGCTGGGTAGGCGGCATTCCACGCGTCCCAGCTGTCGTGTTCGCGCAGCTCGTCGAGCACCAGGCGGTCAATGGTCAGCGACCGTCCGCCCTTCCGGTTCGATGCCGCGATCTTGTACCGCGAGCCGAAGCTGGTGGACAGACACTCCTCCCCGGCGGCCTTGCGGACGCCGTTGGCGGGGATGTCGGCCGCCAGGTCCGGAATGGACTCGGCCAGCGCCACCGCCGCCGTCCACGACTCCTTGGCATAGCCGAGGTTCGTCGAGGTGCCGAGGATCAATGGGCGGCGCTCGATGAACTGCCAGTACAGGGTGAGCACGCGGCACAGCAGCGTCTTGCCGTTCTGCCGAGCCACCAGGATCAGCAGCTTGCGGAAGCGCGGCCGACCGTCCGGCAACAGCTCACCGCCGTGGATCACCGCCCACCGCTCCCACTCGTCCAGCGGCGTGCCCAGCACGTGCTCGGCGAACCACACCACATCGAAGCCGTACGAGGTGAACTCGGTCAGCGCGCACCCGCACCCGCACGGCCCCGGCGGACCGGTGACCAGCGGCCTAGTCCACAGCCGTGGCAGCGTGCTGCCGCGCAGCGCGACGGGCACGCAGTTCGTCCGCTCGGGACTGTCCAGCACCACTCTGACTCACCCCCTTCCCGATGACGGCGGCCCGACCCGCCGGAGTCATGCCCAACGCGGTGATCGTCGCCAGGAACGGCGGGCCCAGCTTCGCCAGGTCCGGGCTCTCACCGTCCAGCGCTGCCGCGTAGCGCTCAGCGAGGGCGACGGCGGCCCGATCCTCCGGCTTCAGCTCCAAACCGGCGAGAGAGGCGCTCAGGGCCTCGGAAACGGTCACATCAGCCCCCATCGGGTCGAGCAAAAAAAGAGACGGAACAGCGGGTCATGGCGGGTGCCTGGTTTGGGGAAAATCGGCGCGCGGCTCACCATCTGGTCCTCGGATTGGGTTCGGGGTCGTGTCGTCGGCGTGCTGCCGCTTGCGCTCCGGCTCGGCGGTTGCATGTGGCGTGCTCGGGTCCGGTGTAGAGGTGGCGGTTGTGGTCGTCGTGGCCGAGGTCCCAGGGCTGGCCGTGCCGGATGGGTTGGCCGCATCGGGCGCAGGGGTGTCGGCCGCCTGCCACCACTGGCGCCCACTGGTCGCGTGTGCGCTGGTGGCGGTGGCCGTAACCGCGGGCTCGTGTGGTGCCTGTGCGTGGCATTGCCTACCGCCCGTACCGGGTGCCTGCGAGGACGCGCTGGATGGTGGTGCTGCTGACGCCGTAGAAGGGCGCGAGCTGGCGGTGGGTGAGCCCGGACGGGCCGCCGACGCGGTGCAGGTGTGAGACCAGCGTGGGCGTCATGCTGGCCCGGCTGTTGGCGTGGCCCACGTCGTTGAGCAGACCGGTTGCGCGGGCGCGGCGCAGGTTCTCGCGGGTGGTGACCACGTCCAGGTTGGACGGCCGGTTGTCGTCCTTGCGGCCGTTGCGGTGGTCGATCTCCAGGCCCGCAGCGATCGGGCCGTTGAGGGTCTCCCAGACCACGCGGTGGAGGTACACGAACCGCTGGCGGCCGTCGACCTTCAGCGGGGCCCGCAGGTAGCCCTTCGGCATGTGGCTGCCGAGTGCGCGCCCGCCTCGGCCGCGCACCACACCAGTGTCCGGGTCCACGGTCCAGACGCCTGCGGCGACGAGGCGCTGGGCTGCGTCGTAGGCGGTGCGGTCGGTGGTCTTCACGGCTGGACCTCCCAGTCCACGATGTTGGCGTTCTCATCGGCCTGGATGTACAAGCTGGACTTGCCGCGCGTGGTGAGGTCGGCCCACAGCTGGGCGGCTTGCTCGTCGGTCATGCGGGCCAGGGCGTCGGAACCGGCACGGTGGACGGCCAGGATGTGCTCGCGGGTGTAGCTCATTGCGCAGCCTCCAGGGCGATGTTGGTGGGGGTGCTGGACTGGAGCGGGATCACGTCGGCGTCGCGGCCGTGTCCCAGCCATGCCTCGGGCGGACGCAGCTTCAGGGCAGACAGCTGCGCGTGCTCGCGTGCGTGACCGTCCATGGCCCGGAGATACAACCGGGCCATCCAGCCGGGCAGGTTCTGATCGGCGTGGAGCAGGCCGCTG